TTAGATAAATGCAGGCGCATATTCCATTTAATAATGAGGCTGAGCAAGCTCTACTTGGTGCCATTTTGATTAATCAAAGCATCTTAGACGATTTAGTGGGTACCATCGCCGCCACTGATTTTTATGCTAGAGCCCACTGCAGCATTTATAAAGCTATGTTGACGCTTTACAATACGGGAATTGCTGTTGATGTTGTAGCCTTGGCAGATCAATTAAGAAAGGGTGGCGTTCTCGAAAAGGTTGGAGGGTTGCCGTACCTAGGAATCCTTGCTGATTCTGTGTCGACCTCAGCGAGTGCAAGATATCATGCTGATCTGATAAAGGAAGCCGCCATGAGACGAGGGCTTTTGCTACATTGCCAAGATATCGGCCAAAGGTGCCTCCAAGATGACCAAGACATACCCGAACTCCTCGATCAGGCCGAACAGAAGATTTTCGAGCTTGCTGAAAATAAAATCAGCACAGGATTTAAGCCCATTTCTGAAATTATTCAATCGAGCTATAAAACTATCGAGAAGAGGACCCAGGGGGTTATGCCCGGATTGACCACAGGATTCACGAGTTTCGATTTAATGACCAGTGGCCTACATCCTGGCGAGTTCATCATTTTGGCTGGCAGGCCGAGCATGGGGAAAACGGCCTTCGCTCTAAATGTATGTTATCAGTTGGGATTGGAGGGTAAGGGCTCTGCAATTTTCTCTCTTGAGATGACCGATCAGGAACTCGGTTTCAGGCTCCTAACCTCAGTGGGGCATGTGGACTATGCCAAGGTTAGAAAAGGCCACTTATCAAATGATGATCATAAAAAGTTAATTGAGGCCGCTGAGAAAGTAAATCCCTTACCCATTAGAATAGACGAATCGCCGGGGATTGGTCTGCTTGAGATGAAAGCAAAGTTAAGACGGCTACAAAGACAGATGGACATAAGTCTTATTGTTATTGATTACTTGCAATTAATGAAACCGGGTCATTCGCGAGACATCCGCGAGCGTGAGGTAGCGGAGCTGAGCGCAGGATTAAAGGCTATGGCGAAAACATTCAAGGTGCCGGTATTAGTGCTTAGTCAATTGAATCGAAAGGTAGAAGATAGGCCAAAAAGGCGGCCTGAACTCCAAGATCTGCGTGAATCTGGGAGCCTGGAACAGGACGCGGACCTTGTATTCTTTCTGTATAGACCAGAGTTTTACAATCCTATCCCGGAAAACAAAGGCATCGCCGAGGTTATTATAGCCAAACAGCGTAACGGTCCGATCGGTACAGTGAAGTTGACCTTTTTAGATAAATTTACACGGTTTGAAAACTATCAACAGGAGATTTGATATCACTCCAGCAAGTGGCAATAATTGGGATTGGCGGCTTCGGAATGAGGTTATCACCTTCGAGGTCATATCTGTGATCTCAGAAACATCGAAAGGCATTCACCTTAAACTTAAAATCAAAGGGGGAAGCCTTACGGTCTGGCTGTCAAAAAAATTAATTAGGATATATGAATACGATTCAGAGGGCGGCCATACAAAAGAGGTTGAAATCCCTCAATGGCGGAATATGGGCAAGTTCAGTTATCTTTCTGGACACATCTAGACATACAAGGTCTAACAGATCAAGGTAAACTATTAGCAATTTATTTGCTGACCGGGCCACATTCAAATGGTCTCGGGTGCTTTAGGTGTCCTGTTGGTTATGTGGCTGAGGATCTTGGCTGGAATATCGAAAAGGTGCAGGAATCTTATAATGCATTAACCCAGATTGATTTTGTTCGTTTTGATGAGGCAACCAGTTGGATATTAATACCTCACTATCTAAAATATAACCCCATTCAAAATCAAAGTGTGGGCACCGCAATCGCAAAACTGGTAAGGTCGGTGCCGAAAAGCTCGCCTGTTTATCCTGAATTAATCAAATGCTTAGAACAATATGCAAACCATTTACCGGAAGGCTTTATAAAAGAAATTAACACCGTGCCGACACCATGTAAAGACGGTGTATCACACCGTGTCGACACCGTGCCGACACCGTGCCGACATCCAGAACCAGAACCAGAACCTTCCTTATCTAAAGATAAGGAGTGGAAACCCTCCTCTTATTTCTCAAGGGTGATTACAGCTTGTAAGAATGGGAATGGCAATCGAAACAAATTCAACGGCTACATGTTCGTAAACAAAATGCGCAAAGATTATGCGGCGCATCCCCTGGCATTGGAGTTGGCTATATGTAAAACGAATGACAAGTTGAATGCCGGGAAGATGGAAGGCCAAGCATGGCCCTATGCCTTGCGAATCTTCCAGAAAGAGAACAACCGATATAATGAACAAGACCATCTTGCTGAGGCGAAGGAGTTTAGTAGTGCGGTTGATAGATTCCTGCAAACAGATGAGGCTAAGGAAATCCTGAGTCATTTGAATTTAGATAGGCCACCATAAACAAAAGGTACTTGGAAAATTGTAAATCGGCAAGCAGTTTCCCCCATCGCGAGGGTTTGGAGTTTGTAGAGTTAAGTTTTTGATTTCACTTAGAATTTTTAGGCTTCATTAGGATAGATATTTAGAGTAATCTCATTAAGATGTTGAATTTACTATAAAAAATGCTTGTATCTTTAATATTATTTTTTTGTAACTGGATTTTGAAAAAATGAGCGAAATGGACGGCCTACTTTTCGATCCTGAGGAGTTTCAATCAGATCCGAAGCGGCGGAAAACATACCAGACTGAGACGGAAAAAACCCTTCTTAGGTTGAATAATCTTGAAGATCGAACCTTGCGGAATTTTGAAACCAAGGCAAACCGCGGCGAGATCTTGACCGTTGCGGAATATAGACTGCTCGAGCAGCTGCGCAAAAAAATCACAGAACGCCAGGCTTGCGGTCTCCAGGATGGCGACAATATTGTTCGCACTGGCCTGGAGGTGGCAAGGCATTTCAAAAGGACGGAGCGAACGATCCGAAACTGGGCGGGCCGCGGGATGCCACAATTGCCGAATGGTTATGATCTCAAAGAGATCGAAAGATGGGGAATTGCTGCGGGCCTTTTACAAGGAACTGAAGAAACTCATGGCGAGCATGACCGGGCGTATTATGAGATGGTAATAAAAAGGCAACAGAGCGAGTTAAATGAACTGAAATTGAGCCAGCAGAAGGGGGAATTCGTTGCAAAAAGTGATGTTGAAAGTTTATTCGTCAGTCGAGCCACGGAGCTGCGAAAAGCCCTTCTCGAACGGGGACGCCGGTTAAGTTTGCGATTGGCTAATAAAGGGGCTGCAGCATGTCAAAAAATTCTCGAGGAGGATAGCCGCGCCATCTTAGAGGGTTACTCGCGCGAATCAAATTTGGCTTCAGCTGAGAGGAAGATATGAGTCAAAAATTTGAATTTTGGGAATCGGAACGGGCCGCCTTTGCACCTCCCCGGAAATTGGACGTGGCCGAGTGGTGCAATGAGAACATCGTGCTCCTGGCGGAAAATTCCAGGGAGCCAGGTCCGTATCGATGGCAGCGGACGCCATACGTGCGGGATATATTACGGCTATACCAGGATCCGAATATCCATCACGTTGTTTTAAAGTGGGGAACGCAACTTGGCAAAACGCAGATTTTGTACAACCTTTTGATGTATCTGATTGATCAGGACCCTTATTCCACCATGTTAATTTACCCCTCGGATGATGAGGGCCGTTCTGTCTCTCGGAGTCGGCTGCAGCCGCTTTTTAGGGCTTGCGAGCCGGTCAGGAAGAAAATTCCATCTGATCCCCGGCAGTTTCAGCTGGATGAGATGCCCTTCGCTGGAATGATCTTATACGTAACAGGCTCGAATTCTCCAACACCTTTGAGCCAGAAGCCGGTCCGGAATGTTTTTAGAGATGAAATTAACAAATGGCCGCCGTTGATCAGTGATTATGGCGATCCAATGGATCTTTCAAATGAGCGCTTCAAGACATATTACGATGTTCGGAAAATTTTGGACGTATCGAGCCCCACCGTCGAAGGCGGAAATATCAGCCGCCAGGAGGCGCAATGCCAGATAATTTTGCGGTATTTTGTTTCATGCCCCTTCTGTCACCGGCTGCAAACTCTGGATTGGGAAGGGATCCATTTTGATGACCAGAAGGCCCTTACGAAAGTACTGCGAATTAGTGTTGCCAAAGCGAGTGCTCGCTACACCTGTAAATTTTGCGGCAGAGACATTGATGATACCTATCGGGATCACCTGCTCGATCCAGCAAATGGGGCTGGGTGGTTTGATATGGACACCGAAGAACCTGAACCTTCTCGGGATTCCATCGGAGATCTTTTCAGGACATTTCAGGCCAAGGGGATCCAGCTGGAAAGCTTGGCTTTTCGCCTTTCCTCGTTATACTCGCCCTGGTTGCGATGGGGTGATATCGTGGGAAAGTTCCTCGAGGCTCATTTAGCGGACGCTAAACGATTTGATAAGCTTCGTTCGTTCACTACGGATTGGCTTGGCAATGAGTGGATTGACGCTGTCGAGGAGAAAAAGGATTCGGACATTCTAAAACTTCGCTGTGAGTATCCGCCGCTTGTGGTACCGTCCCAAGCCGCTGTTTTGACTTGTGGCATTGATTGCCAAAAACACGGATTTTATTTTGTCGTTCGGGCCTGGGGGCGCGATTATACGTCATGGCTTATTCGGTATGGATACCTTCTGAATTTTGAGGATATTTTCAGACTTATTCACGAGGATTCATACCAGGTCGAAAATACCGAACGGCGGATGAAGGTCTGGCGCGCCTCTATTGATACCGGCGGTGGCACCGATGGTGATATGAGCCTAACAGAGCAGGCCTATCGCTTTATTGCGCAATATGGGGGCCCGGGTACTTTTGGGGTGAAAGGCGCTTCCAGGGAGATGATCCACAAGATGAAATTAACGAATATCGGTACATTGCCTGGGACAAAAGCCACCCCGATCCCCGGAGGGACCGTGCGGTTATGGATCGTGGATACCCGGTATTTCAAGGATGTGTTTCATTCTCGAATGGAAATAAAAGACGGGGATCCCGGTGCGTTGTATCTTCATAATGAAACCGGGCAGGATTATGCCTCGCATATTACATCAGAAGAAAAACGGCGAGGGAAAGATGGCCGGTACCATTGGGTTCATGTGCGCGGCCAGAATCACTGGTTGGATTGCGAGATCTATGCATCGGCCTTGGTCGACCCCGTTTGTTATGGTGGCCTCGGCGTCATAGCCAACAGAAAAAATTCATCTGGAGACAATACACAGACCCAACAGCCAAAGCCCAGGCATTCGGGACCACTGCCTGGTTCATGGCTTTATAGAGAAAAAGGAGGTTCGGTATGGCACAACAGATGATCGCACTAATCGAATATTGCAAAAGTCGGGGATTTGACCCGCGACAGGTGCAGAAATTTATAGATAAGGGAAAATTCAGCAAGGATTCCTGGGTGTTGCTTGATGGCACGACAATGATTATTGAGCAAAACATGGATGAAGAAATCAAAAAGTTCCGGCCAAAAGGGCCGGATCGTCCGCCGGCTGGTCATTGGTTGGGCCGCCGATATAGGCGTAAATAACCGGTAACTAAAAAAAATGTAG